GAGGCCAGCTTCTTTGCCACTGACCCTACAACCGGGCTGAAGATCAAGTGCCGCCCAGACAGCTATTGGGATGCCAAGGGCGTGATTTACGATCTCAAAACGTGTCAGGACGCTTCACCAAAAGGCGTAAGCAAGGATATGGTGTCGTATAATTATGCCATCCAAGCAGCCTTTTATCTTCATACGATGGTTTGCGCTGGCTACCCAGCCGAACAATTTGTTTTCGTTAATGTTGAAAAGTCGGCCCCATATGCCGTATCAACGAACATTCTATCACCCGAATATCTTGCGTGGGGTAAGCATAAGATGCACGAAACCCTCCACAAGATTGCCAAAGCCAACGAGGCCCAGCGATGGGATACTGGTTGGTCCGACACGACCAATGTGGTCGTACTACCAAGATGGCTGCAATTAGACGCAGCCGAATTTTAAAACTAGGAGACTAAAACATGGCTAATACTGACTTTAAACCGACGATGATTCGAAACGTGGAATTTAAGTATCCGCGCCTCAATTCAACGTATCGTTATAACACCGCAGAAAAACGGAGTGAGGAATGCGCGCCAACTGCGTCCAATGCGTCTTACTCCGTCGCATGGGAAATGCCGCAAGGCGAAGCAGCCAAACTACATGCAGAATTAAAAACGCATTACGAAAGCTGCAATCGTAAGGAATCATTCGCCAAAATATTCGGTATGAAAAAGCTGGAGAATGGCAATGTTGAGTTTCGCGCAAAACGCAATGGCACTAACAGCCAAGGCGCGCTGAACGAGAAACCTCGCGTGATTGACGGCATGAAGAAGCCATTGGCTGACTTGAACATCTGGGGCGGTTCAAAGGGCAGCATCAAGGTTACTGCGTACCCGGTGACTGATCCAGACGGCAATGGTGGCATATCCTTACTTATAGATACCGTGCAAGTAACTCACGCGGTTTACGGCGGCGGTGGCTTAGATGACTTCGATGAAGTCGGCACAACTATGCAGGGTGGGATTGATGCCGCGCTGGACGACTTCGGACCTGCTGCGGCTGAAACCGTTGCGGCCCCAGCGCCGGCAGCTTTACAAGACGACGAAATCCCGTTTTGATAAAGAAAACCCCGGCAGTTGGGACACTGCCGGGGTTCCACTAGGAAAACAGACTGATTGATTGGAGAAAGTCCGAATATGAAAACTTTAACAAAAACAAGCGACGTTGGCAAGTCTGAGATGCTACTTGCAGCCGGTGCGCTGGACACTCGCATAAACGAAGCCGGGTCAACTTATTCGCCAATTAAGCTGAAGGAAATTGCGGCACTGGTTGACGAACCGCAGGCGTTAGAAAAGTCAAAGGCCGCATTTATCATCCCATCAACTTATCGTGAGTATGACGGCAGGAGCCACGCGGCTCAACGTGAGCGCGGCGAATACTGGATGCTGGCCATTGACGTGGATGAGGGCGACCCGTCGCTCACAGAGCTGCGCACAGCCGTTGACCGAGTTACCGGCAATGCGTCCTCGCTGTTTTACTCGTCAGCCGGGGCCAGCGAAGACAACCGCAAGTGGCGCGCGCTTATCCCGCTGTCAGAACCTATCTCAGGCGAGGATTACGTTGACGCACAGCTATCTCTGTTCGAGCTGTTAGCCGCCGAAGGTATAACCTGTGACCCTGCATTATCGCGCACTGGTCAGCCAATCTATCTTCCAAATGTGCCGCCAGCCAAGCGCGATGACGCAGGCAACCCTCTATTTTACCACGGCGCACGCAATCGCGGTGACGGCCTGATGGTGCCAAAGGAAAGCACAGTCTGGGCAAACTTGATTTTTAGGCGGAAGAATGCCGAGATAGCTGAGCAACGCGCCGCCGCCGAGCGCGCAATTAGAGCGCAGCAGCGTGAAGAAAAGCAAAATAAGTTTGGTGAAAGTGATCCAGTTGCCGAGTTCAATCGTAGCAACACGATTGCCGACCTGATGGTCAAGCATGGTTACGAGAAGCAAGGTCGCTCCGACAGCTACCGCTCACCAATGCAGACATCCGGCTCACACGCCACCAAAGACTTCGGCACGCACTGGGTCAGCCTGTCAGGTTCAGACATGGCGGCGGGCATAGGCCAGACCAGCGCAGAGTTTTGCTGGGGCGACGCATTTGACCTGTATTGCTATTTCGAGCATGGAAACGACATGCGGGTGGCTGTCAGGACTTACGCAGCCGTGTTGCGGCCCAGTCCGTTTGAAGAGGTCAAGCAGGCGGCTCCAGAGGCCGAATACGAGCCTGATGACGGCCTAGACGACTTCGACACCGTGCCAGAGGCCCAACCTAAGCCTGCACAGAGGCAGGAATGGCCGACTAGGGTCTTCCGGTTCGATGAGGCAAGTTTGCCGCGCAGGCAGTGGGTTTATGGCCATCACCACATTCGAGGCTTTGTCAGCGTCACGGCATCCGCCGGCGGCATAGGCAAGACTTCGCTTACTATGGTTGAGGCGTTGGCAGTCGCAACGAATCGGCCATTGCTGAGCGAGAAGGTAATCCAGCAGACAAACACTTGGATAATTAATTTAGAGGACGATCTGTCAGAAATGCAACTGCGCTTGGCAGCGGCCATGAAACATTACAAGGTCAGCCACGATGACATTGAAGGCAAGCTGTTTATGGATGCGGAAGACACAATTGGCATCACGCTGGCCGCTGAGACGAGGGACGGCATCATCCAAAATGACGCCCTGCTCAACTTAATGCGTGACAAAATCAAAGCCAACAATATTGGCCTAGTCATAATCGACCCATTTGTCTCAGTTCACCAAGTTAATGAAAATTCCAACATGAGCGTGCAAGTGGTGGTCGCAATGCTGCGCAAGCTGGCCAGAGAGGCCAATGTCGCCATTCACGTCGTGCATCACGTCAGAAAGGGCAACGGCGTTGACGCCGACATAGATAGCGTCCGAGGCGCAGGCTCACTTATCGGCGCGGCCAGAGCAGCCAGAGTTATCAACCGGGTAAGCCTCGAAGATGCAACCGCGCTGGGCGTGCCAGATGACAGCGCCAGAGGTCTGTTTAGGGTTGACGATGGCAAAGCAAATCTCAGCGCGCCAGCAGACAAGGCAGTCTACCGCCGCATGATTGGCGTCAAACTTGACAACGAAGAATACATTGGCGTGGCCGTTGAGTTCAACCTGCCAGATCAGTGGTCAGGAATGTCAACCAGTGTTGTAAACAATATGCTTACACTTATCGACAAGGGACCAGAGGACGGCGAACGATACTCGATCAGGCCACAAGACCGGCAGAGGTGGGTCGGGCTAGTCATCACGGGTTATGTGTTCCCAAACATAGACGACGCGAAGACCAGCGGGCAAGCCAAGTCAATTCTGCGCAAGTGGATGGATGAGGGCTTGATTGAAGAGCAACAGTATCACAGCCCAAGCCAGCGCAAGGAGCGTGGCGGCGTGATGTCAACAGGCAGAGTTGGGGAGATAGGAATATGAGTATAGTTGGATGGACAGGAGACTCTAAAGATTGCTTTCACAGGTATCACGACAGAGAGGAAAAAGAAAACGCGCTTGAGTTTACTTGGTTTGCAAACAGTAACCCAAGTCTTGAGTTTTATTGGCCAAATCGTGACAAGGCTCCGTGGCACATCCAGTGCGTCACCAAGATAGGCGATGACGACGTTGAGATGAACTTCTGGCCACACAAGTCAAAGGCGCAGTTCAAGTATGAGAAGGCCATTGAGCCGCTGAGCGCGTTTATCTGTGAGCTAATAAAGCGGATCAATGAAGCCGAAAGAGAAGAAGATTTTGATGTCGTTGAGTAGTGCGCCAGTGGATTTTCTCAGTGGCGCACCAGTGGCGCGACTGGCGCATTTGGCTGAAAGCCGTGAAATTAAGGGTGATTCGGAAATATCGCAAACACCTTATTTATATAGTGCGCCACTGGATTTACTGAATTTCCTCCGGAAATTTACACCCAGTGGCGCACTTTGTCAAGACGCAGGTCTAAAAAGAGTTGGCCAATGCCAACACTCTCTTTTTTTGAGACGACCAGCAGCGCCATTGCCGGGGCTTTCTTGGCTGACGCCAAGCCCCGTCAAAGTCGCAGCTTTGCGTCCTCGCTTCAGTTGGCAGGGTTGGAATAGGTTAAAGGGGTTGGTCCACAATGGTTAATAAAGTTAAAGCAGGAAAGCCAAAGTCAGCAGCAGCAAAAGCGGCGATGGCCAATCGTGGAAAGTTCGATAGCAAGTACACTGACTACGGTGAGCCGGTCCATTACAAGGTAGCAGCCGCAGTGGCTCCGTTGAGTGCGGCGACAGCTTCAGCCGCAATGGTCTGGGGTGACACGCTGACTGACTGTGTGCCGCCAGCCTACGCGCTGCGGTATCGTGAGCTTAAAGGTGATCTGGATGCCGCGATAGCTCTCGATGATTATGACGCCTGCGCAACGCTGTCTACAAGCATGATTAAGGCGCTCAGGGTGATGAACCAGAAAGCTAGGGAAGACGGCTTCAAGCCGCCGCAGGTTGACGGTCATATCGCAGAGTGGAAGGGCAAGATATATTGTTTCCTCGCCAGCGGTGATTTGGCAGCAGTGCGCAAAGCTAGGCCGACGTGGGCTGTGTATCACCTGGGCGACGTGTGTGCCGTCTTGAGCGTGCGCACAGATGAAATGATGGCCGCAGTGGTTGACAAGTTTCCCAGCGCCAAGATTGTTGACGTTAGGTTGTATGATGATGAAATCCCATTTGGGCATGATTGAAGGAAGACAAGATGAAGCGTGACGAAATACTGAAGACAGCCGGCCATTTGATAAGCAAAGATCGGCACGACACATACGGAGACAGCGCGACGTCTCACAGTCGCATAGCTGCGTTCTGGTCAGCGTATCTGGGCATAGAGCTTAGCGCGGTTGACGTGGCGGCTATGATGGTGCTGATGAAGGTCAGCAGGAGCAAGGGCGGGTCAGCCTCGCCGCATCTCGATAACTTTGTGGACATTTGCGGATACGCAGCGTTGGCCGGTGAGATGGCCGCTGAGAGCGTAAAGGATGCCGGGTAAGCCAAAGCACAACTGAGGTTGATTTCTGGGCGCAGTTGTACTTTAACTGAACGTGCGGGCTTGTCCTCCCGATAGCTCGACAACTCTGCCTCTGATTGCGTCAAGTGCAGTCAGGGGCGTTTCTTTAAGGGGAAGCCGATGGCGTACCGAATAGAACTAAGGATGATCTTGAACTGTGATGATAGCGACGAGGCCGAGCTAGAGCTTGATGAGCTGGCAGATTACATAGCAAGAAGGCTGACCGATGGCTCAGACTATGAGCGTGTCGTACAGGCAATGGTTGAGGCTATCGTTGAGCTGCATGATGATAGCGGCACAGTTCACTGAAGGTTGGATGGCGGGTTAAGCTCTGCGCGAGACATCGCCACAGCTCAGCGCGCATCTGCTCGCGTAGCAAACAAGGCAGAATGGTGTCAATATTGAGTCAACAACGTGTCAACATTGTGGCAACAATAAGGCAGAAGGGTGTTATCACGCCCCATAAATGTCAACGCACTGTAATCATTGCATATTAAATTTAACATAATACGGGTTATGCGTCTTAGCTGGCGGATGAGGCAAAATGACCCCCACCCGGTCAGGATTTTTGCCGGGTGTGCGTGTGTAGAAAAGCACGCACACGCGGCCAGAAAAAAAATGAGCTGGCTCCCATATCCTTTGGGGGGTACACTGTGGGGGTAGTCGGCGACGTTACAGCGCCCCGACTACTTGACCGGCAGGAACGAAGGAGTACAGCCAATGACAATTTCAATAGATGATCTCAACCAAACGCTCAAGTACAACCCAAAGACAGGTTCACTTACTTGGCGTAAGCGCACAAATAGTTTTCCCGCACCGATAACATCCATAAGAATTTTCAACTCAAAATTTGCAAACAAACCAGTTTACGAAGAGGCGCACAAGGGTTACCGCCGAATTAGACTCTCTAGCAAGAGTTATATGTCTCACAGGGTAGCGTGGGCTATACACCACGGCGATTGGCCTGAAGATCAGATAGACCACATAAATGGCGTCAGGTCTGACAATAGGATTAAAAATTTACGCGCCGTTGACCAAATTGGAAATTCCAGAAATACGAAAATTCCGTCAACGAATATGTCTGGCGTTATAGGAATTAATTGGGACAAGCGAGACTGGAGATGGATAGTTAGTATTGGAGTGAACAAAAAAACAGTTAGAATTGGCTCATTTAAAGATTTTGAGGAAGCAGTATTTGCGCGCAGGTCTGCTGAAGTTAAGTATGGCTATCACCCCAACCACGGCAAACGCTGACCCCTTGCCAACCAACACATAACCAGCGTAAAATTTGAAAACTTTGGAGAAAGCAAAATGGCGGGCAAACCTTTACGAAAAAAAATTCTAATTGATGTCGCCCAGCGCGGCGGTGCTGAGTATTTGTTTGAGGAGTTGGCGTCGGGCAAGACGATGACTAAGCTGGCGGAGGGCTACGGGTGCAGCCGTGAATACTTCAGCAAGACGATACATGGCGTGCCGGAGTATGCGGCGGTCATAGGCAAGGCGAAGTCTGCGGCTGCTGACGCGCTGGTTGAGGAGGGCTTGGGCATGGTTGACGCGCTGGATGGTGCCAGCTCCACGCAAGAGATTGCCGCCACGCGCGAGAAGGTTCAGTGGCGTAAGTTTATGGCTGGTTCGTATAACCAGGAGCGCTACGGCAACCGGCCACAGACAAATGTCACGATTAGCGTGAGCGACATGCATTTGGATGCTCTCAGAAAAGTCAACTCTGATATTGCCGCGATTGACGCGGAAGACCGTGAGCGCGAGGCATTGGCCATTGACGCGGATTATGAGGACTTGAGCGATGAATGAAGCCAACCCCCTAGAAGAGTTTGTGTTGCGCTACCGAGATGACCCGGTTTTATTTGTCAAGGAAGTGTTGGGCGCGACGCCGCACGACTATCAGGCTGAGTTTCTCAACGCTGTCGCCGCTGGCGAGCGCAAGATCAGCATCCGCAGTGGCCACGGCACGGGCAAGTCAACGTCGGCCAGTTGGGTGATGCTGTGGTTTGTATTGCTGCGCTTTCCGAATAAAGTTGTGGTTACTGCGCCGACGAGCGGTCAGCTTTTCGATGCCTTGTTTGCTGAGTTGAAAAGATGGATCAACGAGCTGCCGGACCAGTTGAAAATCTTGCTGACTGTTAAGTCGGATAGAGTTGAGCTTACGGCTGCACCGGCGGAGGCGTTTATCTCGGCTCGCACAAGCCGCGCTGAGACGCCGGAGGCATTGGCCGGTGTTCACTCGGAGAATGTGCTACTTGTCGTTGACGAGGCTTCTGGTGTGCCTGAGAAGGTCTTTGAGGCGGCTGCTGGTTCGATGTCGGGCCACGCGGCGACGACTATCCTGCTGAGCAACCCAACACGCTCCAGTGGCACGTTTTACGAGAGCCAAACCCGGCTGGCGGCGACTTGGTGGACCCGGCGTTGGTCGTGCATAGAAAGCCCGCTTGTCAGCGATGAATTTGTTGACGAGATGCGGGCCAGATATGGGGAAGATAGCAATGCCTTCCGCATCCGTGTGCTTGGTGAATTTCCTCTGGCTGATGACAACACGATTATTCCGTTTCACCTGGTTGAGAGCGCCATTCATCGTGACATTGAGGTCACGCCGGATGTAAAGCCGATCTGGGGTTTGGATGTAGCTCGATTTGGATCGGACAAGACGGCTTTGTGCAAACGTTATGGCAACGTGGTGACTGAGATAACGAGCTGGCATGGTTTGGACTTGATGCAGACTGTGGGCCGAGTGATGGCTGAGTTTGAAAACTTACCGTCAAGTATGCGCCCTAGTGAGATACTTGTTGACAGCATTGGCGTCGGCGGTGGTGTGGTTGATCGCTTGCGTGAGTTAGGTGCGCCGGTCAGGGGTATTAATGTCGGCGAGGCACCGGCGATGGGCAAGACGTATATGAATTTGCGTGCTGAGCTGTGGTTTAAGACGAAGGGTTGGCTTGAGGATAGGTCGTGCAAACTGCCTGACAATGACCAGCTCTTGTCAGAACTGACGGCGATTAGATACTCATTCACGTCGTCGGGCAAGATGAAGGCTGAGAGTAAGGACGAGATGCGTCGGCGTGGTCTTAAATCGCCGGATTTGGCTGACGCATTGTGCCTGACGATGGCCAGTGACGCGGCGACGGCTTTATCTGGCGCGATGTCAAGTTGGAAGAAAGCTATCAAGCGTAATTTGAAAGGTATTGCATGAAAAAAATTCCATTTCACAAGTTATCGCCAAAAATGAAAAATATTCGCATGAATAATTGGATAAAGACATATATCGGGCGCGGATTAGACTTGGAGGATGCGCAGTACGCCGCCCGCTGGCGCGCTGGCCATTGGAAGCTGTCAGACAGGATGAAAAAGGTCATGGCTGGCTTAGAGGATGTGTGATATTGCCATTGCGTGGTCATTGTTTAATAAATGTGCTACTGTGCTGGAAAATGAGGACTATTAAATGGGTATTTTTGATTTTCTTAGCGACTTATCATCTAAACGCGCCAAGGAACTTGACCTTGGCGGGTTAAAGTCGCTTTTAGGCACGCGTAAAGCAGCTGAGGCTGGGT